AGCTACAAATCGTGCGAAGAGAAAAGGCTCGAAAGCTGGAAAGCAGTTTGTAAAACAACCGAAAAAGATAGCCAAGAAAACTCGTTCGTACAGGAAAGGAGTTGGTGGATGAACTGGATTACAGATAGAATCAAAGAACGTTCCACGCACAACGGAGCAATAGTGGCAGCAGTCGCTATCGCAGTTATCTGGGGTGGAATGGCTCTATTAGACATAGTTGTCTGGGCCGGCCTCGTATGGGGTGTCTGGAATATTATTAATAAAGACAACTAGAAAGTTAGAGAAAATTTAATTGAAAATTATTAAAATAATGCTAACTATGGCTTCGCTTTTTATAAGCGGAGCCGCTTTAGCGCAAACTACAAGCACTGTTAATACTGATTCGACCTCAAAATCGACGGTGGATACTGATGCTAAAAATCGTACTATAGTAATTTCCCCGCCTCCTTCAGCAATAACACCTTCAGTTACCTCATCTTCTTCAGATCTTTGTACTGTTGGAGTAGCAGGAGCTGTACAAACTCAAATTCTTGGTATCTCTAGCGGTGAGACTATAAGAGATCCAAACTGTGAACGCCTTAAAATATCTAAAACACTTTATGATATGGGTATGAAAGTTGCAGCTGTGTCTGTTCTTTGTCAGGATCGCAGAGTATGGGATGCAATGGAAATGGCTGGTACTCCTTGTCCGTTCTTAGGTGATATTGGGGACAAGGCAACTGCACAATGGGAGGCTCCTGAAAATGCTGGTAGGATTCCAACTGTAGAAGAAATGGAGACAAAATCAGATGTTCAGAAACGCAATGGCGCGATTGCTGCTGGTGGCATCTCTCTCGCTCTGTTATTACTCCTCCTCTAATGCTCAATCCTTAACTACAGGTGATTGTTCAAGTGACGGAACTATTAATTTCGTTACTGGTACAACATGCGCTGAAGATCCTAATACTCATGCACAAACCGGTTTGCAAATATTTGATGGTGGTGGTAACGCTCAACACTCAGACTTTTGGGGCGGAAATCAGGGATATGGTACTGGCATCTATAATGGCGGTAGCAATAACGTACAAGTTCTATTACACGGCGAATCTATAAACGGCGATGCCACTTGGACCTACACTTCTCAAATTGTTTCAGGGTTACTCCAAAAGTTAACTGGGATCAAGATTGATGGATTTCAGTATTCTTGGGAGTACAGAAAATCAGACGATGCATTTGCTTCAAACGGTATGTGTCATGGACATGTACCTAATCGCATGATGATGGGTTGTGATGATCACCTTGAGATTAGTTTTACTATAAAAGACAGTAGTGGTAATGCTGTTATAACTGAAAGTTTTAATTATGACTCAAATGCTACAGATGGTACATGGTATACTGAAAGTGGTTTAAGTTGGCATAATACTCAACTTGGGTATGGTACAGACATTGCAAGCTTTGATATTTCGATCACAGGTGGTGACGGTGGCGATGGGGGTTATCAAAATGGAGGAAGTTTCTTTGCTGGGCCTCAAGTAAGAAGAATGACTGGTGATATCATATTCAGTCAGGATATTTGCGCTATCAATGCTCTACACGACCCGTCTTGCTCAGGATATGCTAATGCATTGTTTAATCAACAGTGTACTGCGAACCCACTTTATGACCCAGGATGTCCTGGATATACTGCAGCTAACTTAACTCAACAATGTACTGCGAATCCTTTATATGACCCTGCCTGTCCAGGCTATCAAACTGCCTACTACACCCAACAGTGTACTATTAATCCCACATCAGATCCTAGTTGCCCAGATTACTATGTTGCAATGTGTAAAAAAGATGCTTTGTTTGATTCAGGCTGTCAAGGTTATGATATTGCATACTTTGATCAACAGTGTTCTTTAGATCCCCAATACGATACTACGTGTGCAGGATACGTAGACTTATCAGGTAATGACGGGGATTTCGTAGTTCTTGATCCTATAGTAGATGATGTTGTAAACTCAGACACTAATATAGGCACTGAGATTGCAACTACTGTTCTAGCTCCTGTAGTAGTTGCTGAGAATACAATTGTCAACTCAGATGATGTTGAACAGTCTACTGGATTTCAAACCATAGAAGATGATATTGAGACAGAGATTTCTGACTTACAGACTATGGATGGTGAAACAATTTTAGAAGAGGACATCGAAGCTGAGATTGCTAAGTTAGAAAACGAATCTGAAACATTAAACACAGAAGATGGAGAGTCACTAACTGGCAAAGCTAGCATGGATGATAACATTGAAAAAGAACTAGCAGAACTTGAGAATACTAAACCCGATTATAGAGAAAACATACCAGGAAAGGCAATGCCTAAAGTTGATCCTGTTGATTCAAAAAGAAATAAACTTAAATTACTGATTGCTATGAAAGCAATAGAAGCAGTTAAAGAATTAGAAGCAGCTGTGACTTTAGAACAACAAATGGATATTCAACGTAGGTTATTAGCACTTATAAGTTTTGTACCAGATTTTAACGATTACAATAAAGAAGAAAATATAGATTTAGCAAATTTTTACCCACCAAAACCTACAGTAGATCACGCATTTGCTAGATGGTTTTTAAATGACCCTAACTTTGGAGCAATGGAAGATTTACAATATACAGGATTAAAATAATGTTGTGGGTAATAGGTACAATCTTCACGTCAATATTCATCTTTATTATTTTTGTAGGTGCGTGGATGTATGAATCTATTGATTATATAATAGGACCAAAAGAAACAGAATTAGAGAAAAGAGCTAAAGAACTTAAGGAGAGATATAAATGGCTGAAATCGAATATGGTGGAATAAAAGTTGGGGGGTCTAAACTACTTCTAGTATTACCACTCATTGGAACACTAGGTGGTGCGTTATGGGGAGGCTTTGAATTCTACAAAGATTATATGGATATGAAAGAACAGATCCAAAACTATGTAGCTCCAGACCTATCAGAGTTTGATAAGAACCTTGCAGTGCTCAAAGAAGAGATGCAAGTAACTAGAGAAGAGGTTATCATTATTCGTGATGCAATCGGTGAACAGGTTGATTTTATGCGTGATACAAAACACGACTTACGAGGTGATTTAGTTCGTATGGAAAAAATACTAGACAAAGTTGAGAACGATATTGATAAGGTAGAAGATGAATCACAGGCACTTATGGACAGAACTAAATCAGATGCAAGATCTATGATTGAAGATGCTAATAATCGTTTCAATGATAAAGTATCTGGTATGGAAGGTTATGTCAAAAGAGAACTAAACTTGTTAGAGGAAGATTTGGATAGAAAGTTACAAAAATCTTTGGACAACCCTCTGGCAAACAGGTAAAATTTGGTATGGCTGAAAAACGTAAAAAACCAAAAATTAACTATGCTGCGCTACTACGCAAACATAAGTCTGGACGCTCAATCGGATCTACTAACCGAGCTAGACTCGTAGCACGCGGTATGATCCCTAGGAAATCAGGGTCACATAAGGGAAAGAAAATAGATCTTGGAAAAAGAGGAAAATCTTAAACTTCCATCACCTGAGACAGCAGATGAACATTATGTGTATTATATAAATAAATCACTGCCTTTAAGTGAACAAGTTATATCAAAAGAAGACAACAATTATCTTCTCAATGTAAGAAAAATTTATACTAATAACACATACTATGGTGTTTGTTTTACAACCTTTGATTCAACACGAGGCATACAACACCAGTTCAAGTGTAAAGATAGGCCTATAGGAGATCTTTCTGTTGTTGAGGATAAAAATAAATTTTTATCTAAATATGCTTTAAAAGACGAGATTGGCGAAAATAATATTTTGTCTAAATCAGTTACACAGAAAGAAATCTTTTTTGGTCTTCCTTACAGAGTTTTTTATTTTTATGATGATTTTGACGGTAAATACTTTTATACACAATATCTTCTTGAAGATGGTAGAATTCTAAGAGGTTTATACGGGGCAAAAAACGAAAAACATCTTCAAAAAATGCTCATAGTGTTTAACGAATTCGCTACTTTAGGACCCCCTACAAAACAAGAAGTTATTAATTACTATGAAGATAAAATGACTAGTTACGCTAATAATCAAATATCTGTTAGCACTGACTATAGCGAAATTATAATTGAACACACTACTCAATATGAACAAGAGTGGAGTGATATTAAAAGGAGAAAATTATGGCTAAAAAATCACCAATGATGAACGGAAGTAAAATGAAGGGTCAGCGTAAAACTGATGGCTTAACACCCGCACAAAAGAAACTTCCACCAGCACTTCAAGCTGCTATTCTTAAAAAAATGAAATCTAAATAATCTAAGGAGTCCCCCATGGATTTAAAAAAAGCAGCACTTATGGCTGATTTTGCTAAGATATCCTATGAAAAGCAAGATATTGCTCAAACACAAATACAATCTTTAGGATATAATGAATTTGCTTGGTTTGATACTGACGGCACTCAGGCCTTTGCTTGTAGAAAAAGTAATGCCAATAATATTTTCATTGTATTTAGAGGAACTGAGCCCAATCAAATGAAAGATATCTTAGCTGATGTTAAAGCTTGGAGAAAACCAGCACGAGAAAAGGGTTTAGTTCATTTTGGGTTTGCACAAGCTTTGGATAAAGTCTATGATAATATTGTTCAGTGGTTATCTGAACAAAAACTTGACGGTGAACGCAATATTACGTGTACGGGTCACTCACTCGGAGCTGCATTAGCTACTATCATGGCAAGTCGGTTAGACGCCAACGAACTTTACACTTTTGGTTCCCCCCGCATAGGTAATCGCGCTTTCGTCAAAGAAATGAATAACGATGGAATTAAACATTATCGTTTTGTTAATAACAATGATATTGTTACTAAAGTTCCGTTCCCAATTAGATTTGTCCATCATGGTGAACTAGTTTATATAAATCATCATGGAAATATTAGAAAAATGTCTCCTTGGCAAAGATTAAAAGACCAATGGAGAGGACGCATGCGTGCTCTGGCTAAAGGACAACCATTTGATGGTATTTTTGATCACTCAATGGACTTATACTATCAAAAAGTACAAAATGTCTTTATACAGAGCCAGAAGTAAATGCCCAATCTGTTCACAAGAAGAAGAAGTTTGGTTCCAAAACGGTAAAATTGAACCTCTTGATATTGTAGAATGTCCCAAATGCTCACAACTGTATGAGCCTCAAAATTTTATATCCACCTTTCTTGATTTAAGACAAAATTCAACTATATCTTCCAACTATGCTGTAATGACATCTACTCTGTAGTTGCTTAGTGCTTTAAAATATACTATATTTAGTTATGTTTTAAACAAGGAGGCAGTTATGGCTAAAAAACGTCAACGTAAACAGCAAACATCTAAAGGCAATACTCACCAGAATCCAAATCGTTTTGGAAACCGAATTCGTAAATCTATGCTTATTGACTATAAAGGGTCAGACTTAGAAAGTGCGAATAAGGTTAATGCTTGGCGTGCTGGTAAAAATGTTATGCTTACCATCCAAAATCCCGATAAAAAGAATACTAAAGAACGCATGATTCGTGTACCCGCTGTTGATGTTTGGGGCTTTCCTCGTCAAGCAAATTTGCGTATGCGCTAATGACTGAGTTTAGTGACGGAATATTTAACGTAATCAAGCATAGTAGTGCTGCTCTTGCTGTTATATACACGTTAGGTCATATATTTATTGCAATGACTGTTGTAAGTCTTATGACAGGTGCAAGTATATGGGAAGCAGGAGCAGTAGCGCTTGTAGAACCCGCAATCAATGGGGGTTGGTTTTATATACTTCATAAAACCTGGAGTAACTTTAAATGACGCAGTTACTGTGGGCGGTCTACTTAGAAGTTTGTTTAGGTTCTTCTTGTACAGCACAAGAAGTCCAAAGATTTGACCCTCCACAAGCAGAGGTTAAGTGTGCTGAAATGTTAGAAGCCTATGTCAAAGTTCCTGCTGATGGGCGGTGGGATTCCGTAGAGTGTGTTTGTAAACCACTACATAGTGAGGGAGTGTAATGCCTGAAGGCCCAGAATGTACTCGTACAGCTAGACAACTTGATAGGGCTGTACGAGGTAAAAATTTAATCAACATTAATTT